AACATAGAGTTTAATAGCGGACCTGCCCATCTAGCCATAGCTTGACCATTTCCAGCTAGAACACCAAACATAGGTTCAAGTTCACCTAAGAAGGATCTATCAGTAAGACTTGCACCTAAAACAAATGCCATTTTCTTACCAAACTTCTCTAATGTTGTTGTTGACACTGATTCGAAATTATCTAGCACATTAACAGTAGTTGCAATCCAATCAGCCATTGGTCCTAACCATTCATAACTACGCCATTTACCATCTAAACCTTGATAAGTTCTTCTAACATAACCTTGTCCATTGCGTACTTTCTGTACTTTTCTGTCCCAATGACCATCACCTCTTATCCTATCTTGTGAGAACATCATCCAAGCACCCATAACAGCTATATTACCGGTAGCTACTCTACCTCTCATTTTGTTTCTAAGATGTTTAAATTTAGCTATTGGATCACCTGTCATATCCTCACCATGTTTAGCAAGTATTTGTCGTATTTCCTCTAATTTAAAATCTTGTACTCTTTTAGTACCATATGGACCAAAGAACTGAGAGTATTCTCCTGCGAAATTAGCACCAATATTACCTCCATCAACACCAAACCTTGGGCTATATTTTCCAAACATATCAAGTGTATTCATCTGAGTATTAGGGAACCAGAAGATAGATCTTAATATAGGGAATTTTTTAATTAATGGATTTAACCGTTTAGTTAATGGTGTATTTAAGTTTAAAGCTATTTCTCTTCTAGAATATTCTACAGCGGATTGACTGATCATTCCTTCCTCAGTCCAACCTTTTTTCCAGAAATCTTTATAAGCTTCATTAAATTCTTTTTGGCCCCAGTTACCATTAGGAAACTTGTTCTCTAGAAAATCAAAAACTAATCCTCTATCATGTGCTACTTTTTGTGTTGCTTCTGTAAGTCCATCTAAAGCAGTCATAGCATTAGGACCAAATCTAAGTATTGGATCTGCACCTAAAGCTTCTAATTCTCTATGAATACTTAGAATTACATCAGGGCCATGTTCTCCTTTTGTTGCTGCAACTCTAGCTATCTCCTCGGCTAATTCTAAACCTTTAGCCTTTTCTAATCTTATATCAGCTCTAAATAAAGTACCTATTTCATCTGATGTTTGAGATGCTTTTCTAAATATACGTCCTGCATATGGAAATGATTTTTGAAGTGTATCTGTTATTCCAAAATACATCCAAGATGCTCTTCTTAGTTGTTTAACATCTCCTGACCTTAGAGCTCCATAAAATACATGTGCAGGTTCTGCTATGAATCCCCCAAAGTTACCAAATAAAGCTTTAGCTGGAGTACCAATTGCAGATAACATTGAGTTAAAGATATTAGTTTGAATACCTTTATTTATTAATGAAGGAATCTCAGGACTTGCATCGTATATTAACTTTTCTGGAGCTACACCAAATGTATTTTCAATATACTTATTAATACCTTTGATCGATTGAACATCACCTTCAGATAACTCATAGGCTAATCTTATAGCTTTAGCCCATTCAGGGGCTTCTTCTTGAATAGTTTGTAAAGTTTGTCTGAATTTCTTTGCTTTAGGTATTATATCAGTTAACTTTTGATCAAAGTTATTACTTAATTTTGTAATAGTTTTATTTACATCTTTAGGGTTATTCTTAAGTGCATCAATTAAAGCATTTCTTTGTTTCCAATTGAAATCTGCTAAAGCAGTTTCTACTTCAAACAGTTCTAAACGATCTAATATTAGTTCATTCGCTCTACCTATAGCAGTAGTACCATCCATTTTAGCAGCACCTTCTGATATACCTGATATCTGAGAAGCTTCAGAACCTATTAAATAACCTGTAGCTTTTTGTCTATTAATATTAGCCCAATCATCTAAGTAATTAATTGATGATTTAGATAAAGCTCTATAAGCTACTGCATTAATTTTCTTAAAACCATCTACTGTTTCTTTAAAATTATCAATTATTTTAATCAGATCTTTTCTTGGTAAAGTTGGTTCCGAAATAATAGCAGCTAAGATTTTACCTTCATCATCTATTTGTTTCCAAGATAAAGTTCCAGCTTCTGATATAATTTTATAAGGACCAGCATCTTTTAATTTCTTAGTTAAATATTTGATAATACTTCTTTTAGCTATCTCTTCAGGTTGTGAACCAAATTTACGGAATGCTTCTGTAATAGTTGTACCTAAGCTACCTTGACTAGAACCTACATTATTTGCTATTTCAGCTTGGTTCCTAGCTACACCTAAGATATCTTCCTTATCTTTTGTAATTATACCTGCTTGAAGTTGATCTTCTATTTGGTGTACACCTACAGTAGGTTTATTAGGTAACTCTTTAGTCTTATAATAATTTGTTAATTCTTTAATATCTCTTTGATACTTCTCATCTGATCTTCTTAATGCTTCTTCTACTGGAGATACAGGATCACCTGCTGCATCAGTATATACTTTAGAATCAAGAGGATCTAATACAAGTTCATCAAGCTTTTTCTGATTATCTATTTCAGATAAATACTTAGTAACTTTAGATCTACTACGTCCAGCACGTAATAATTTGACTGCACCTTCTGCTACAGAAAAATAGAATCCTATACTAACACCTTCTAAGACATTAAGTTTTGTTTTATCATCAGCACTTTTACCATCTGACATCCACCTCTCTGGTATTAACTTATGTCCCCACCATTTACTTCGTTTCCACGTAGTCATTAAAGTATCGTTAACTTCATTTGATTTAGCTACAAAATCAGTAAAGGCTCCAACACCTAAATCTAAACCAGTTTTAGCAAACCTAGCAAATACAGCGTTATTACCTAAACGCTGTAACCAAGGTGCTGCTACTCCTGATTTATGTATAGCTGCACTACCCGTCATGGCTTTACCTTTTAGAAAAAAGAAAGGTACAACAAGAGAAGATAATTCTCTAAATCCTTGAGCACCTTCATTTTCAAATTTAGGTATCTTTGGTGCTTGGAAACCTAAATGTTTAAATGCCATATTACCTAAATCAGTGAACCAATCTACGACACCAACAGCAGGTGACATCATAGCTTCTTGATTATATAATATGCTTCTATTTTTTAAGTATTCAATTGGAGATTTTTTCTGATTCTCTTTCTCTACAAATTGAGAATAAGGTATTTGGTGGTATTTTTGAGACCATGCGTCTTGGTCTGGGTGACCATTTGGAAGTCTTCGTATTTCACGAAGTGCAGCAAAATACTTCTTACGATTTTCCCTGACGGACATATCGGTATCATTTTGCTGTGTTTCTGTTTCAAGTGGTAAGGATGCTACCTGTGTCTCCTCTTCTACTGCAGGTGGAGTTTCTTCTACAATAGGATCAATAGGAGGCTGTTCCGTAGAACCAGATGCATCTCTTATACTTATATCTAAATTTGGAACTTCAAAACCAGTTGGTTGAAGCATTTCTCCCTCGTAAGGATTTGCCATAATTATTCTTTAAATTCAGGTAATAATGCACCTTTTAACCATTCAGCATTACCAGTGTACTGCCACATATTTGTAGACCAGGTTGGGTCGTTTTTTAAAGTCTCAACAAATTGGATATTCTCTATCCATTGATTTTCAATAGCATCAGCTAATTGTTGTTTACCACCAGCAGCGAAATCCCAATAAGCTTCACCACCAAATACTGATTCAAAGTAGGCAGCGACTGTATTTTGTTCTTCACCTTCTAATAAAGAACCAGCACTCAATTCCATGAGACCTGTTCTATCTATTATAAAGGTAGGATCGTCTGAATGTTCTTTAGCAATCTTTGCTGAAGTATCATTGAACACACCATCATCATGATCTACAACTCTTTTAACTTCAGCTTTAGATAAACCTTTCAATGAGTCCGCACCTAACATCTCTTTGATTTCAGGTTTTAATGGACCATTACCCCAAGCTATGCTTCTTGCTTCAACAACTTCTGCTAAGGGTGTATTAGTTGCTTTAGCTACATCAATAAGAGATTGTCTTATGTTACCGTTTGTACTTAAGATAGTATTATAATCTGCACTTTCTTTAGAGTTTTCACCTTCTAACATTATTACTGGGAAACCGTTTTTAAGACTATTAGGATCTTTTACTGTTGCTGATAATTGTCCAACTGCTGTATCTGGTCCAACACCATTGGTTATATTAGAATTGATTGTTGCAACTGACTCTTTGTAATTAAAAGTTGGTTTAGAATATCGTGTACCATCAATGATACTACGATCCATTAACGTACCACCAGCTCCAGTAAGAGAAAGCATACGGGTATCTATATTTGGATCAGCATCAACCATTTCTTGAGTTAAATTATGCGAACCGAATCCATTCTTCTTTGCCCAGTCTACAGTTAGGCCATATGCGTTAAGTGCACTTTCTCCGTTTTGTACATGTGTATCAAATACAGAATGTAGTTTTTCAAGTACTAGCTTCTGATCCATATTTAAACCTGAAGTATCAGGGAGACCCAGTGTAGTCTTAAGATCACCTGTAAGCAGTTCTGTTACACCATTTAGCTGTGATTCATAACTGAATGCACCTGTACCAGATTCACGTCTAGTCTTTTCTTGGTGTAAGATATGAGCAATTTCAGGGTCATTTGAATCTCTTAGTGCATCAGATATTAAATTATCAATTGGACCTGTCTTCGAATACTCAATTAAAGCTCTTTTTTCTAGAGTTAAATCTGCTTGTCCAGTACCTCTATTATCTATTGCATCATATAGTGAAGTATAATCCATACCTTCACCAGTACCAAACTTATTCTTTAATTCAAATATAACATCATAAGCTCCTTTTGAACTTTGAGCTGTTTTGATACGTTCTATAGCTCCTGGTAGCTCCTGCTTAAATCCAGCCTTAGCAGCTTTTTCTTTATCAGATTGTTTTAAATGTAAATCTTTTTGCCATTCTCTAAAGTATGAACCAAATTTACCATCTTTATATCCCATTCTGTTTGGCCATACTTCGCCACGTGTTCTACCTTTTGGATGTTTTTTAGACTCACTACCAGGTACAATTGAATCAGACCATGTTTTCAGATGCTCATATTTAACTGTACCTGCTTTTATACCTGCTATCATAAAGTCATCAAATTTCTTATGAGCTTGCTCTTTAGAAAATTTAACACCTTTATCACTTATCCCAATCATATAAGTATCAAGTAAATGTTGTAAAGAAGCAGGAGAAGGAGAACTTACTGCAGCTTCTGTAGCTAGAGCAATTCTTTGATTTGAATCATAAATAGCAGCTTGTACTTCGTACCTAGCAAACATACCATTCTTACCATTTTCAGCTGCATCTATCTTTTGATAGAATCCAGACCCGTATTTATCTTCAGGTAGGGAAAGAAAAGCTTGACCATATTTACCTATACCATTATCTGTAAACCATTTACCACGTAAATAACGATGGGCTGCAAGTTTTTCTTGTAGTGTATTAGCTTCAGATATTTTAAATGTATGTGGTCGTCCAGTGATCGGATTGATTTGATCAGGTAAAGTCAATATAGTTTGAGACTTAGCCATTGCACTAGACACATATCCTTCAAACTTACCAGCTATTTTACCTACTTCAAGTTTAGCGTATGTATAACCATACATAGGATGCTTTTCAGCAGCCTTACTTATAACATATGCAGGTACACCTTCTTTATTATAAAGATCATTAAAAGATGAGTGCATTAATGTACCAGAATCTGAAGATGTTTTTAATACGTCAGATGCTTCATCTACTTCTGGAGAGTTTAAGTAATTTTTATATTGGTTCTCATAGAAATCATTAGTAGCTTCTGACTCTAGGTTATCCATCTGAAGCTTCTTGAACTTACCAATTGCATCAATAGCTGATTTAGCACCTAAATTAGCTAGTTCTATATTCTGTTTGGTATATGCTACCTCCATGTCAGCCAGGTCATTATTAATGACTTTTTGGCGAGTCACTAATTGCCTGGAATTATTTATTAAGTTTTGGATTGCTTGTTGTGTTGCCATTGGTTACCACTGATATAAAGATGCATAGTTTGTCTGAGCTGCTGTCTGATAAACATTAGGATCGATTATTCCTAAACTTGGTCCTTGGAACATTGAACCTGCACTAGGTAAGTTAGTAGTTCCAAAGGGATTTACAGCTAATTTCATGTTTGCTGATAATGGATTGCTTATACCTAAATTAGTTTGACTTTGGAACATAGAACTTGGACTAGGTAATCCACCAGTTAATCCACTAGCTCCTCCTTCCATTATCTTATTCATCTTATTTATTTGTGTACCTTGCATATAAGCTCCAGCTGCAGAGACTGCTATATTCATTAATAGCCCTCCAATACCAGGTCCAGCTTCATATTGTGGAGCTAACGGTGTATGTCCAGGTACAGGTGATTGCCTGACTTGCTCCCATTGTTGCTGACTCTTTCTATTAGCATCATTAGCAATTATCTCTCTATTCAGTTGAGCCTTATCTTGATTCATTATTACACTTTGAACTGATTTGGTCAATGCCATACCAGCTGCACGTACATTTTGTCCAGCTCTTCTACCTGCAGTAACACCTGTTTGTTCCCCTGCATATTCATTCTTATAACGTTCTGTTAATATATCGATTGTATCAAATGCATGTTTAGCATACACCTCTTCCATCTGAAGATCCTGTAACTCCCATTGCTCAGCAGATTGCCTGAAGATATCATCGATAGCACCTTCTTGCTGTTGAACTCTATCTTTCCAAGAGCTATTATTCAGTATTGTTTCTGCTAAATACTGTTGATTTTCTGCATCGAAGTTAGCTAGTTTCTGTCTATTCCTAGCATTAGCTGCTGCTTTCTGTTGACTATGACCGTAAATTGAGCTTGCAGAATTAACTGCAAACATAGCCATTGAAGTTGGTTCGCACACGGCAAAATTCAATAAAGGTTAGTTGGTTAGGACCATGTTTAAGTTCTCTCAAGAACTTGAATCCTAGAAATTGGAGTAGTTTTAAATGGACGGTATTCCGTTTGTCAACTATATTCCAAAGTAATTTATGTTCTCTACTATCTACAAAGCGTTTAGCTTCTCTAGCAAAGGTAAGAGGATAGTCATGTATTGCGGGTGTGCATAACATCCATATTGATCCATCTGGTTCTACGCCAGCCATTCCAGCAGTCTTGCCGTTAGGCACCTCAAAGTACACTGATTCACCATTGAAACTGTACTGAGGAAGGTGTAGTAGTGGGAAATGACCATGACCCTCATAGACTTCTCGGAAGTCATCAGGGCGTAAATTAGAGGCCACTTCAACAGCAGCCTCCATGGTTAGTGGGTGAATATATTTAGACACGTTGATAAAGTTTATGGGAGAAATCTCCTTCCCATGTTAATGAGTGCAACGTAGCTGGAGATGGGTGTGTTGATTTCAAATGTAAACTAACATTTGTGTTCCTATCATATATTGGTATTGTATGTATATAATCTTTTGTTATACCTGGAGTACCTAGTAAGTAACTATCCCATTCAAGTGATTCATATGTAGTACTATAGTCATTTCTTCCTCTACGTTTTAATGTAGTTTCTATAAGACCTACTTCACCAAAGGAGAAGTTAACTCTATGTACAATTAATGATCCACGTGTTTCAGATTTAACTTTACCTTCACCTGCTGATTGAATATATACAGTAGGGAATTCTACTTCCATCTCATATTCATATCCAATAATAACATCAGTGTTAACTGTTGAACCATCTTTGGTAGAAGTTTTCCAGTTACCATCTAATGTTACCACCTTATTAGGGTGTGATCCAGTTATAGATTCTGATGGTACAGTTTTACCTTTATCATCACAGTCTGCATTACAGAAAGCTTTTAAAGTTTGACCACTATAATAACCTGCACCTAATGTAAATGTAGTTTTATCAGTAGCAGTGACATAAGTCATATCAGCTGATGCTATAGTTTTCTTTGTATCTAAATGAATAAGATAATCATCAGGAGATGTACCTACTACTAAAGTATCTGTAGCATTTTTAATATCAGTTGCTTCTAAAGTATAATCACTACCATTTTTAATAACAGTATAATATATATCATCCATCATGGTATGCCAAGTAACCGTACCTGGTAGTTCCCATCTGAACCATGCTGATTGAATTCTTTGATCACCTTGAGTATGGAATCTATACCCCCAAACTTCTTTATTATTTTCTGTACCAAATAGAATCATTTGGTTTTCAGTTGATTCAGCAATTAGAGTACAATCTACTGGGAATAACTTAGAAATAATTTTACTTTGTTCAATTACTTGTGGGTCTCCAACAGCTTGTATACCTGCAATTTCATGGAATCTTGTACGTTCTGCAGTACTATTCAACCATCCTGCAGTAACACCTAATGAGAAAGGAACTGTTCTTTCATCAAATGCATAGTTAGAAATGAACTGTATTCGTGCAGTTTCAGGTGTCATCTGTGCTTCATCAGTTGACAATAGAAATTGTTGAGAAGCACTGAATATTAATAAACCAGCATTGACTTCAATAGCATCAAATAAATCTGTAGGATATAGTGAGCTTGATTGAAGATCAATCGGGTCAGCATTAGCAATTGTAAATGCAGTCTTAGCCCAGAAGTTATAGAAATCATTAGTACGAGATAGTATTACATTCTCTTCTGCTAATAGTCCAATCCTATTTCTATAGAAGAAAATTTTGTTAATTTTTTTACCAACAAAAGATGGCTTAGGGTTTGTAATATCATCCCCTACATCTCTTTCAGACCATGCTGGGTATTGAAATCTATAAGCACCTGTTGTACTTATATCTGTAGCAGTACCGTTTAGATCCTCATACTCTTTAAAAGTCTGAGCATTATTTCCTGTACCTGTTAAATTAATAGCAGTACCAGCTGTAGCATTTGCTAAGTTCGTTGCAAGCTTAATTGTATTATCATCAATTTTGATACAATAATAAGCAGTATTATTTGTTAATCCTGCAAGAGTTGTACCACCTCCATTACTATAATATACTGGGGTTCCTGTTGCCTTAAGATGACCTGTAATAGTAATAGTTTCAGCAGATGTATCTACTGCAGATGTAGCAACTGTATGAGTTCTATTAAGTTCTGTTACTCTAGTAAGTTGTAAAGGCATTGTATCCTTATCAAACTTAATATCTAAGTTTGGACCTGGGCACTCTTCCCATACACCTCTACCAAATCTATTAGGAGTATAAGAGACTGTTTCACCTGCTGAGATAGTACCTGATGCTGAGTCAGTTACTTCAAAAGTATTGGTTGTTTTATTTGCTACAGTGTACCATCCATCTGTTGCAGCTCCACTTGTGAAGTCTGCTATAAGAGTATCCCCATTACTTAAACCATGTGCATTCTTGGTAATAGTAATAGTTGTACCAGATCTAGCATAAGTACCTGTTACAGTTTCATCTCCAATATTATTAACTTTAAACTTTAAGTGATAGTCATCCTGATCTTCACCACTGTTAACAACTTCAACTACATATCCATGTCTACAAGTTTTAGGAAGGTCTGATGCATCATTAGCTTGGTTAGTAATGATTTCCATCAGATTAGTTTCTGTGGTTGTTATACCAAATGGTGTAGATCTTCTTAAGTGTAATCCATTACCACATATTGTAGTAGTTATACCTGTACCAGAAATAGAATCTATAGCATTCTTCATACCAGCTAGAATACTTTCTGCTGATACATTTTCTTCATTATTAGAAGCAGTTGGTTCAGGTCTAACTAAAGCTATATTAGCTCTCGCAGTTATAGCAACATGAGCTGTAACCTTGACTTGAGTTTCTAAACCTTTTACTGATTCATAAGTATGAGTATCATTAGTAGTCCAACCTTCTCCACCAAAATGTAAAGTACATGTAGGTTGGTAGGAATCATCATAAGCAGAAGACACACTGCCTGGCTGTGGTACTGGGGTACATCTGGTATCCATCTCATAAGCAAGATTAGATTTACCTGTACCACCATTCATATATGATGTACCAGAGTTTGTAGATGTTGGCCTTACCATAGACCTATTCATACCTTGGCATTTGCCATCATTTGAGTAACCAGTTATATTACTTGTATCAACATCTTCAGCAGCTTCTAGTCCTGTAGCTCTATTATATGTAACAGTAGTATGATCAGTTGGATCGAAAATATCTAATGAATATTGTTTACCATAAGATATAGTTCTTAAATTAATAAAAGCTTCGTACTCAATAGCTGGAGATTTATTTGCAGAGTCAGTTAACATAGCAACTGTCTTTGTTCTATTAGCAAATAAAATTGTTTCGTTAACTGTAATAGGTTGAATCTGTTGAGACTCTGTATGAATTAGATAGTTACAAACATTTGTACCAGGTACATTAGCATAGTCTACAGGGATTTCAGCTCCATCACTACATCTCCATACCTTAACTGAACCATCTCTAGCTACTTGTCCTATATATTGTTCATCTTCTTCTCTATAAATAGGAAACCATTTACCTGCTGCAGCTGGAGTAATAGCTTTCACTAAATCTGAACCAGGTCTTTTAATCAAACCTCTTGTGATATCAGGTATCCCATTATTTAAGTCAACAACTTGACCTGGTGCTTTCAATTCATCTGGTAATTCAGATATACCTAATTTAAAATTCGGTATTTGTTGTGTAACACTTGACATATTAGCGTCTTAAGGATGTATAAGGTTTGTAAGATTGATAGGCAGATTCATCTGGCCAACCCATAAAGTTATGATCACCTTGATTACATTCATATTCTAAGCAAGCAGCTCTAGCTTGCATTTCAAATGAACTTAACATCTGTTGTAATTGAGGGTTAGCAACTAATTGTATTGCAGCTTTACCAGAAGCTTTATATATAATATATCTTTGGAAAGGTGTTGGTATATCTTCGAAAGGTAATAGTCTAATAACATGGACATAGAAGTAATCATCATCAGGATATTCAAATGTATGATTAACTCTGTCATATAATTTCCAGATACCATCAGTACTATCTTTACGACGAACGAAATCACGGGTACGATCCCATGCATCTTCATTGTCTATTTGTATAATATCAGAATCGATGTGGAATTTATCTCCTACCTTATTACTAAACTTTATATGAAATTCTTTATTAAAAGTCCAACCTTCATTCTGGATATCTTGGTTTGATTCTTTTAATATATTATAGATAAAAGCTACTTCAGGGTTATCATAATCTAAACTAGATAAAGGTGCTTGACCGATACTACCCAGAATTGCATTGACTGCGGATAGTTCTGTATCGATATCAACGGTTGTGGGAGTAGAAGTCATAGGTATAAATATTTGTGAATAAAAAAAAGGGAGGTAGTGATACCCCCCTTATATAAATTAGGTAACGTTGCATTCAACGCCTGGATATGCTGTCCTCAAGTTCTTTGTAATTGAGTAAATAGCATTAGACGAACGAATATCTGTGCCGTCACCGTTAGTGCGGGATACACTTTCACGGGTTGCATCAGTTGTGCATACACCGTTGTTTCCCTTAGCTACAGAAGCGGCCATAATAATAATTGATTAACAGTTTGCATATGCCTGAGCAGTAAGACCATCAGCAGATGTTGGTCTGCCATATTCTAACTTAGTAGGCATATTTTTGGTAGTGGATTTAGCTCCACTAACACCTTTAGTCATTGTTTGCTTTTGACAAATACCAGGTTTAACTGACATTGTATACCTCCTTATGTGTTAAGAAGTTCAATAGCACCTGCAGGGTTAAGTGTTCCAGCACCCATTGCAAGACGACCTACAAGTACGTCACCTTGATAAAGAACTGATACGTCCCCACCCGTAACTTGGACTTGAGGGCCAATGGCTTCCACAATTCCAGCTACATCACGCTGATAGATAAGTCCACAGCTGTTTGAGAAGTCACCTGAATAGGTATTGTTCTCACCAGACTGAGCATTAACTGTACCAGCTAAGAAAGGTAGGTTATTAGAACGCTTGATAGAGATACCAGCAATTTCAACTAGTCCTTCACCTGATGTTAAGTTACCCTGGTTGTTACCATAGTCCCTGTTAAGGATGTTGGAAGATACCTGAGATACTAGAGCATAGTATTGGCGAGGAGATAGTACAGCAGTACGTCCAGTCTTAGGAAGATTCTTTTCATCGAGAACTGAAGCAGCTTCGAAGAAGGCATCCACTAGAGCTTGAGCGTCATACTCTTTACCAGATCCTAGTCTGATCTGAGTACCACCTGGTTCTGGTCCTGGAGCTGCTGTGATAGGATGAGCTTCCCTTGCAGCTAGTGCAATTGTACGGAAGACTTTCTTATCATAAGCTTCTGCTAAAGCATGACCAATTTTAGATGAGATTTCAGATCTCAGAGAGTAATGTGCAAGT